CTATCGGGATCTCCTGGAAGTTTGTAACCCGCGGTATACTCGACTTCATATATATAACCTTCGGTGTTAGCTAACGGATGCCATGTTATATTCCATACCAAGCTGGGATTCCACCCCCACCCCTGTGCACGATATAAGATACCGCTTTCAGGTGATTCTAACTTGTAACCTGTGATTTCATATCCTCTCTCTTTAACAGAGAAGATTTCTACCACAGGTCTCGTGGTTAACATGATACGTGGTCCGCCATACCCAGCTAGGGTTTCGCGATACTTTTCAAGTGCAAAGGGTCTACGACAGTATCTTACTATCATCGCACTAGCTTGGTCTATTAATTTTTCTAACAAAGAATCGTTAGTGGTATCAGTTATATGTAGTTCTTCTTTTACTGTTTCCAAAGTAGTTAAACGCTTATTTACCGCGGGTTGCAATACTTCTATCATTCTATCACTTACTTACTCGCTTCTGGTTTGTCTACCATTTTGTTTGCTTTAACAGTTGCTTGTTTTGTAGGTATTACAAAAGCCTCTGCAAATCCATCTTCGATTAGTTTCTTTGCTATTTCATCTGGGTAAACCGCGTAGTCACCAGGATTATAAGGTGGTTTCTGTTTAATAAATTTTACTACCATTCGTTTTCACCTCCATTAAAAACTAACATTATCCACCAGTAGGTTGTTGTGGTAATGGAGCTGTTTCGCCCCAGCGCACAGTCTGTATAACTGCTACGCTACCACGGTGCCTTACTGCAAAGTCGTGCTCCGTGATTACTCTAATCAAAGTCTGATCTAATGTAAACGCCGAGTTACCATTATAGTAAGCATCTGTAGAAACATCAACGATAAGTCTGGTTGCTTCTCCTATAAGTACATCTGCAAAGTCTGCTAGATAAACTTCGGTAAGGCGATCCAAACCTCTACCTGGGAATACAAAATTTTCTGGTATCGCGGTTGTAACTGCGTAAGGATAACCTAGTAATTTACCAGTTACCATTTCATCTCTAAAAGCATAAGCACCGTCACCAGTTACACCAGTTCTAACTGTCATTAGATACATTTCTGTCCTAGGTGATATAATCCATCCTGGGTTAACAAACCTAGAGTTGTTTTTTTTCAGTTTTAGCACTGCTGTAGCAAGATCGCTTGTAACGGTTTCGAGTGTATAAGGGTGTGCTGCATCAAACACGTTTTGTGGTAACGCCCAGTAAAGAAGTCCTTTAGGATACGCGTTACCAGAACCAGAACTGCGTATAAACGTTGCATCCTCTGTTTGTGCTATAGCTGCTACCAAGTCATCTCTTACAATCACATCTGCCGCTGGGTTGCTATAACGTAACAGGTCGTTAGAAATAGGTACAATAGCTGCTAACTTTTTCCACTGTAAACGGATAGTACCAAAAGTAGGTTCTGTGGTTGGTATGTTTTGAGTTTCTGTAACGTAATAAGCTTCGCTGCCACTTGCAAGCGTAGGGATGTTTAACACGCCAGTAGTCATGGGTATGGTTCTTGCACCCATCCGTCTTACTACCGATTGTGGTCTTAATAATTCAACGATTTCGGTGCTAAACTCCTCTGGTACAATATAACCTCCAGATCCTGGTGGTGTAGTCGTTAACGCCTTTGCTATCTCGTCATCACCATAATTCTTTTTAACATAATCTGCTGCTTTTTCTGGATCGCCTTTTGCTGCTGCTAATGCACGGATCATTCTTGCTGCTCGTAAGCCTTTGTCTTTTCGTTCTTCCAAGGGTCTTTCCTCCTTTCGGATTTTTTCAATCCAATTAGTTTGCTGTTCTTTTAAGGGTTTAACAGCCTCCCCTACAATCTCATCGATTGTTCTTTTTAATTCATCTTCTGTCAATTTTATACCCCTCCTTGACATGTTTTAATCTAACTTACCTTGTATCTTTCGAATCTCTCTTTGTAGAGATTCTGATACTAACTGTTTAATAACATCGATTGTAATGCTTTCTTCTTGTTCTGGTTCTTGCGTTGGTTCTGCACTATCTAATACCTCTTGTATTAACTCTCGCGCCTGCTCAAGCTTTTCTTTATTAGTTTTGTTTAATACCGCGCCCGCTTTAGTTTCTTCTATTAACACTTCATTAAAATCAGGTGGTTCTCTATCAAATTCGCGGTAGTGCATTGCTAGGTGGTTGTAAACCGCTCTTTTATCTCTCTCTGGTATGTCTACACCGCCTCTAGCACCTAGTAATGCTGCCATAGCTGCTGCTACACCACGCCATACTACTGCATGGTTACCGCCTGCTTTATGATGCGGTAGCTTGTAACTCCCTTTAATGTCAGGGTTTTCGCTGTTTACCCATGCACACATAACTTTCAAATCATCTACAGATGCTGCTGCCACTTCACTTGCTGCATCCCATGGTTCGTCTTCTGGTGCACGCGGTGTCCCTTTCGGATGTGCTTGCTCGTAAGTGATTGCACTCTTTTCTAATTCTAATATCTGCTTTGCCCATTTCTTTAATGGTTCTGTATCGATACCTTTTGCACCTGCTGCTATTAAAGCCTCTGGGTTAGCTGGTACAGGCACGCAACTCCATTCTAGTAGTTCTTGCTCTTCAAAGTCAATACCAGCCTCACGATCCTCGCTATACTTCCACTTAATAGGATTGAAACCAACTGAGGTTGCTTTCATAAAACCATTCTTGTATAACTGGTAGATCATGTAACCAAACGGGTAAACTTCTTTGGGTGTGAATTTCGCTCTGCTTATTAGCTTGCCATCTTCTACCCATGTTGCTATAGCCGTTGCTACTGGTGGGCTAGTGTAATCATGTGCAAACAAAACTACTGGATTCTTATTAAACGCATCTAATTTCCAACCGTTAGGATTAATTCTATCACTGTCTCTATCAACGCTACCAGTAGAAATCACAAAATCAAGTACAAGATCTTCTACCTCTTTAACTTCTTCTAATGTAAAATCCTTGTAAACACTTAGCCCATCCTTAACGTCCGCTTCTTTGAAACGTTTTGCATCTACAAACACGCTATTCTTCACCTCCTTTCACAGTATTGGATTCATCTAACTCCTCAATTTCACGGATAATCTCTGCCAAAGCCTCCATGTCCTCCTTTTCTTTTGTTTTACTATCGCTTGCTTCGTTGTCACTATTCGATGTATACCCAAAATTGCGTGCAAAATACATGTTATAAGGTAATGGATACACCTTACCTTCGTCATTATCCAATCTATTATGTCCGCTCATTTCACGCCACTCATCCACCGTTAAGCTCCAAGGTGATGTCTGCGCCGCTTTCAAAGCATATTCCTTGTCCTCTGGTATAGGATTGTCATATTCTAATATTAAACGGTCGTCAAACTCTGGTACTAACCTTTCTTGTAAATAACTTCTTAATAATTCTAACCTTGGTTGTATTACCCAGCGAGAGTATAAATAGTCACTCGCTTCTATGGTAGCCCTGTTAGAGGATTCTATGATACCAAGGATTTCTGGTGGTACACCATACACGTGTATAATGGTATCCCGCTCGTACTTTCTTAAGTCTACTAACTGCATGTTTTCAAAGGTTTGGTTTAACGCTTGCACGTCTACTTTCTTACTAATAAAATATGGTTTGTAAGCACGGAAAAATCCTTGGTTTTTGTTTATCCAATCCTGCTCAAGCCTCTGTGTTTCTTCTCTTGTAAGCCCGTCTGCACTAATTATAAGATCGGGTCTTGCTTTGTTATAAAACCAACTCTTAGTATGTTTAGCTGCGTATTCATCTGTTTCTAATTCATCTGCTAAAGATCGCGCCGTGCCACTACCACGTGCATATGGATTGCGAGGATCTGGATCAGAGATCCACAATATTTCACTAGCTGGTATTTCTTCATCAAAACCGCGAAATGAAACTCTAAAAACTGGGTAATCTAATGTAGGTATGTTTACCACCCAATCAGGTGGTAAAGGATACAGTGCAATAGGTACACCCGCCTTGTTTCGTTCTTTTAATAGAAACGCCTCTCCTACTAAATCTAAGTAAACTTGGATGATCTGTCTTACTGTTATGCCAGTCATAAACGAATTACCAGTATTTAGTAAATCTAATAGCGGGTGGTTAGTAATTTCTCTTATGTTATTTTGTTGTTTCAAATACCGCGATCTAACCTCGAAGTTTGCATTTTGAATGTTTGCTGCTTTAACAGCCTTACCGTTCTCTGATACTACGTATAAGTGCCAGCCAGTAGTTGCTACGCTACAACTTACCTTGTTAACCACCGCACGCAACCAAGGCATGGTATTATAAGCATCCAATATTTCTCGCGTCCCTCTTGTGGGTGGTGCTCCATAACCACCTGGATAGATGCCCACTAACATGCTATTAACTTGGTCGCTTTCACTGGATTGTCCAAATAAAAATGTAGAAACCGATTTACCAAAACTCTTTAAGTTATCTATAAAACTCAAATCTTGCACCTCCTTACCATAACTCAATAACCCCCCGTTTTTTATGCGTTGCTATGGCATACCTCAAAGCATCTACCGCGTGGTCATAATCTTTAACAGGTTCGTCCATTAGACTATCATTATATACCCGCCATTGATAGTTTTCAATCTCATCTAATAAATTATTCAAACCACGGAACACAAATAGCGAGTTTGTTTTCAATTCTGATATTACCTTTTCAATACCTTCTCGCACTGCATTATCTGCTGGTTTAGCTGGTAACCCCATCCTGCGATACTGTTCTATTGCTGCTGGGTTAGAAGGATCGCAATACAAAGCATCGATAGTTTCGCCTTCACTTAAACTTAAAATGTCCCTGCCACTTTCTTCTGGTAGTTTGTTGCGTTCATAATATTCTCTGTAAACATATATGACACCATCTGAATTAATAGCAAGCCACACCGCTGCGGTTGGATTGTTATAACCAAAGTCTACACCCACGATACGTTTCCAATCTGAAGGGATCTCAAACGGAGTTATAATATGCTTTTGTGGATTGAAGTCCTCGTATACTAATCCTTCTGGTTTTGTAAACTCGCCCAAGTAAAACATTTTAAACTTCCAACTCGGCATCGTTTCTTTGGCTCTCTCGAATTCTTCTCTGGGATAATACGGGTTTTCAATGCTCGGGAATTGTATGACATCATAGTTACTGTCGCCAGCCTTCCATCGGTCATATATCTCAGTCTTAAGCCATCCCAAATTGTAGGGCGTAGTGGTAATTAACACCCTACCATTGTAAAAACCGACACGCCTCAACACTACATCCCATGCTTCTCTCTTCATCTGCCCAGCTTCATCCATCCACGCTGCATGCACGTGCACGCCTTCTAATGTAAATGGATTGTCTGCGCTACCAAAGTAGATTCTACCCCCCGTTGGTAGGTAGTAAGTTCTTTCACCTGCACGATACTCGCCACTGGTTGCCTTATCCATAAACTCTTTAGTCATGGGTAACACAATGCGTTGAAACATCTGGTAGGTAGGTGACACTACTAAAAACGAGCCGTCAGGGTGTTTTTGAATTTCACGGTAAAGCCAGATGGGTCCCATAAATGACTTGCCGCTACCAGTACCAGAAATCATAGCAACGTATTTTGCTTTGCTACGCCACGCTCTGGTTTGTCCTTCGTGTAACGATACCTTAACCCCCGTCATTTAATTCTACCTCTATAACAGGTGGTAGGTTAACTTCTTGCTTACCTATCTCTGTAGGTTCTCCACGATTTAACCTTTCAATCTTCGCTGCTACATCAAACCACTTAGCTAGATCAGAGGGTGATAGTTCTGAGGGATCCAGTTCTTGTAAACGCTGTGCAACGCGCTGCTGAAATGCAATAGCAAGCCTTGCTTGCCTGTCTGCCATTTCTAGTATAGCTTTCTCTTTTTCTTCGCGCTTCCTTTTTTCAATATAATCATCGTAAGCTTTAGCACGTTCTACCCAGTTATACTTTGCTGACCATTCACCAATCCACTTGCGCGATCTTGGTTTTGGTAACATCTTTCTAGCTTTCTCTAACGAGCGCTCCGAGGGTCCTAGGTCTCTGTAAACGCAAAAAGCCTCGTATGCTTTTGCACTCTCACCTGGTAGTCGTTCCCATAGCTCACTCATTTAATTTCACTGCCTTTTGTCCTGTTTTTTTCTCCCACCTTGCCAACACAATATCCACATACTTGGGCATGTATTCGATACCGTAACAAACCCTCTTCGTCTTTTCAGCCGCCATTAACGTAGAACCTGACCCCAAAAATGGGTCCATCACTTTTTCTCCCCTTACTGTCGTGAGTTTGATGAAAAACTCCGGTAACTCCACCGGGTACATTGCAGGGTGCTTCCATACCTCGTTGTTAGTGGTCAGCTTAATCACATTACCTGGTCTCGCTATCCCCTTATCCTTATACCCTCTCACTCCAACATTCCCTGTAGATGTTTTTTGACTCTTTGCTTTCTTCCACACTTGTTTTGACTCTTTGCCAACAGCCTTGGGATAAAATGTTATCTTCTCTTGTTTGCTGAAATGAAACACTCGGCCGTACTCGTCAACCAAGT